ATTGGCTTTTAATGCGCCTACTGTTTCTGCGGCAGCCATATCGCCACCAAACTCAGGGCGAGAAAGCAAATCTAACTGTGATCCTGGGCCAGTAGCCATAGGAATGTTTTGTGGCTGCATTGTTGTTGCGCCTTGCATAGCTTTTTCAAAAGCAGCTTGACGCTCTTGTTTACGCTTGTTTTCGCCTAACTGTTGTGCTGTTAGCAATTGCTTTAGCGTATTGTCAAACGATGACTGATAGCCACCAAAGCCTGCGCCTAATGCGCCTGCTAAAGCCTGCTGTGTGCTGACTGGGCGTGTGGTCTGTCCTGATGCACCTAGCAATGCAATTAACGCACCAATGCCACCTTGAGTAAGCGCATTGCTACACATTTGTTCGGTTTGTTGCGGAGTAAGCGCATTAGAATAATCAGGAGGTGCGCCAAGTAAAGCAGAGATAAAGTCTTGAGCCATTTTTCTATCCTAGTAAAGAATATGGATTGCGTTGAGGCGATCTTGTTTGCAATAAATTAAGTATTCCAGAGTAATCTACAGCGCCTTGCGGTACTGTGCTTCCTCTAAATTGTTGTGTAGCGCCTGCTGGAGTTGTTTGCTGCCCACCTAACAAACCAGAAGCTCCACGCAATGCGTTTACAGCTTGAGAAGGAGATATTGAAGGTGCTGCTTTTATTGCGGCCTCACCTGCTTTAAGTATCTCAGCGTCTAGCCCTGCTATTTCTGATGGCAATGTGGTTGCTGGTATGTAATTTCCGCCAGGACTTAAAATTACCTCTTGCGAATAATCAAATATTGGTGCGCCTGTGCTTGCTTCTGTGCCTAACTCTAATCCAGTCAAACCTAATTCACCATAAGTAGGGCCAGCTAATCCGCTTTCTACTCCAGTCAGACCTAATTCTCCGTAGGTTGGTCCTAATAACGATGATCCTGTTCCAGCGCCAGCACCAGCACCGGCAGCAGCGCCAACCGTAGCAGCAGCAAGACCTACAGTTACCCAACCGCCAGGTATTTCTTCATTTACAAACTCATCTACATCTGCTAAACCGCTACCTACGGATTCACCAACATCCTCTACAGCGCCTAATATGCCACCGCCACCACCATCTGTTCCTATTACACTAGATGTTGTGTCTAATACATCTCCAACTGGGCCACCGCACATATTTAATTCCTTAAATGTTTGACTGTATTAAAGCCAACAGTTTTATAACCTAGTCTTTCATAAAACTGTCTGGTTTTATCAATCTCTACTGCTGTTGTTTGTCCTAAATGCAAATCGTCTGCACCCATTTTTGTAGCCCATGTTTCTAATGATTTTACAAGTTTAAGCGCTGCTCTACTACCCCTGTGTTCTGGGACAACATAAAGCCCTAAGTCGCTAACCCTTTTTCTATTGCTGAAAAAGTATTCATGCAAGAGGGCTGCTACAAAACCTACAATTTTGTCATCTTTTATTGCTAAAAATGCTGTGGCATTTGGATTCTTATAAAGTTGCAATATTTTGTGCTTTTCTAAATTTGCATAAGAAAACTCTGCCTCAGTTACCATTTTGGTAACTATTTCTAAGAACTCCTCTAAACGACTAAGAGATAGTTCTTCTACTTTCAAAGGAAACCGCCTAATAAACCGCCACCAATAGCGCCTATTGCTGGAGCAGCTAACGAACTTCCAAAGAAATTGGAAACTCCTGGTATCTGACCTAAAGCATAGCCGCCTAAACCGCCAGCCAATGCGCCTCCTAGTGCGCCTGTCGTTCTGTTTTGGTATAAAGGCTGCTGAGTAGTCTGAGTGCCGTAACTTCCCATAGGCGATCCATAAACTGATGACAGATAGCCTTGTAACTGTTGGTATGGCAACTGCTGACCAAATTGGAATCGAGCTAGTTGCTCTTGTAATGGTTGTGCTGCGATAGCCTCTTGCTGCATCCCAACTTGGCCTAATGCTTGTGCTGGTAGGAATTGCTGCCCATAAATGCTTGGAGCTGCTTGTGCCAATGCTGCTTGACCTAATTGAGCCTGTTGCATTAAGCCACGCTCTTGCTGGAACTGTGTGCCTGCAATATTAGCAGTAATATCTCCTAATGCACGACCATAACCTTCTGTAGCAGTTCCTAATGCTCGTTCCATTGCGCCTGAACCTAAACGACCAGACTTAGAGAACAGGCTAGAAATGCCTGGTAACACCTGTTGGCTAAATGCCTGCTCTAGTGGGCGTGTGGCTGCCTGTATCATTTGTTGCTGATATGGATTGGCATTTAAAAAACCACCTTGAGCAGTTTGACCAATGCCACCTAATGAGCTTTGGAACGCCTGCTGCGCTTGTTGCAGCACAGGGCTTTGCTGACGAGCAATAGCTTCCTGTTGTGCAATAGATTCAGTAGTAGCAGCAGATGGGCTTACATAGGTTTGACCAGGAAAGAACTCAGGCTGTTGTCCTGTAAGGAATAGGCTTTGCGCCCTTTCCAAACCTTGTGTAAGGTATGGCAGTAACGCTGGGTCAATGCTTGAGGTTTGTGTGGTTGATTGAACGGCTATAATATTTTCCTTTTATCCTACTATTACATATTTATAGGTCATGCCTGATACGGTATTAGCTGGATGGCTAATAGTGGCGCTCCCGTTGGTTACTGCTGATATATAAGGTTGTGTAAATAAATTGCTTGTATATCCGTTTGATGACAGATATGACAATGTTGCTATTACAGATGGTATTGCCGGTCTTGTTGGGCTTGTGCCTGCCGGTAAAGTTTCTAAAGAAATTCCTGTGTTATCTGTTTTCCACATAATTTCTACATAATCATTTTTTTCAAGTGCAATAAAAAAATTTAATGCAGTTATTAAATGACCATTGATAGATCCATGTTTATTTGGAACAGAATATCTACTGTTGCTATTTGGGATATTTGTTCCGTTTTTTCTAAACCAAACATCAATATCATGGATTGAGCTATCTGAGCTTACAAATTGTGCAGAAAACTGTAAATTGTATAAACCAGAGTAACTAACATTCAATCGTGAACTATTAGACAATGAAGCTCCAAGACTATAGTCTGTGGTGTTAAATGTCATTGCATAGGCTACTGTTGTACTTGCAGCAGTTTGATTTGTAGAATCTTGAACTGCCAAATAAGGGTAATATGATGCCGCAGATGTATCGTCTGTAGGCATCAACAAAATGACAGAATCTACGCCAATACGAGCATCCGTAATCGTAGTAGTTGCTGCACCACCTGTAGCTAATGTTACAGAGCCGGTATTGTTGGTTTTACCATCCATAATGCCATTTACGATTTCAGCGACTGCTCGCTGATCTCCACCAAACGGAGGTAATCGTCTAAACATTATCTAGTCCCTAAACCATTTAATTCAATATCTGCCCCAACAACTGAAGTCCAGCTACCTGTAGGTGTTAATTGTAGACGATGATAGCGCCCTACGCTACGGATACTTACTCTGTCTTCCGCATCGGCAGCCGTCTGCGATCCAAAGGATATAGCTTCATTTAACAGTCTACGGGACTCAATTGCCACGCTTGCAGAGCCATTGTCTACTATTGGCTTTACCATCGTAATGGCTGATGTTGCGCCTGGGACTTCAATATCTCCAGTTTCTAAATATGCTGTTGCATTAGCGCCTGTAAATGTAATAATCTTAGTGCCATTAACACCTGCTAATTGCAGTTTGCCACCTAACCATAAACGACTGTCAAATGAAGTCAAAATAGTGTCTAAATTGCCGTAAACATCTAAGCCCTCTAAGGTTACTGCTGGAGTAGATGTGCTTGCAATGCGATCAGCAGTTGTCGTGCCACTAGTCCATCTTTTAGTTTTAAAATTGTAGATTAGTAAGCTATCTGCCGTAGCCGAGTTATTAGAGGCATAAGCCCAGATAATTAGTTTCTTGGCTGGGTCTACAGCAGCAGACATAAGATACAAAGTAGCTTCATCTACATTATCAAAAAAGAAACGATTTACCTTTTCATCTCCAATAGGCACTACATTTTGACCGTCACAAGCGTAGAATCCGTCATCACCTAAGAAAAAGCTAGTCCCACCATACTGAATAAGGGAGTTTTGCTCATAGCATCCTAAGTTGCGGCTAATATTGTCAAACTGGAACACTAACGGGCTTCCAACATACGACATACGGTGAATGGCTCTGTCCATAAAGACTAGGCCAAACTCGCCACCAGTTACGCCAACAACTGTGCCGCCATCGGGGATGTCTTGAAAGTCGGCTTGGGTTGTTGCGCTTGGAGTCCAACTTGATTCATCTCCTAAAGCAGACCATTGAACTCGATTAGGGTAATTTGTTTGTACATTGCCAGATACTACAAAATCACGCACTACAGTTACATATTTGGATGCTGGAGCATCGGCAGCAAGATCAGCAAATAATGATGAACTATTTACATTAAACCCTTGTAGCTTATTTGTTCCGTTAGCGGCAATAACAACATTACCAAACTGCGTAAATCTCCAGCGATCTTCTGTAGAAGTGGTGTAATTTCCAGATTTTGATACATTGTCCAAAGATAAGTCAGCACTATCTAGTTTGAATAATTTGGTACTACCGCCAGCAAACACTAAAGTAGCACCAATTGTTGTTTTGGCTGCAACTACATTGTTTAGGTTTTCTGAGGCTGCCGCAGAGTAATCTACTACTGTAGGCAGCGCTCCATACCCTACTAACTTAGCATAGACATTTTCTGCCCTCTGCAGGCCATTAGTTAATCCTGGCTGATCGGGAGTCCATTCCCCAAAGGTTATACGACTTAGCGCCATGTTTCGCTTCCAATATTGTTATCTGTCCAGGTATCTGATGATGCTGTAACTGGTGTCCAGCTAGTTGAATCGCCTTGTACTGGATTCCATGTATCTGTGCTTAGTGTAACACCT